AGAAAATGGTGTTCAAGTTATTAACTATGGTTTAAAAACTGAAAAGAAAAGAATTGTAAAAGATCAAGCTGCCGGATTACTTGCTAAAACAGATTGGTATGTAGTTAAAGCAACTGAAGTTGCTGATTATACTGTACCTGCAGATATTACAACGTATAGAGCAGCAGTTAGAACTAAATCAAATCAAATGGAAACTGCAATAGATAATGCAGCTGATGTCGATGCATTAAAAGCTTTATATGAATATACAGACGATGGTAATGGAAACATTACAAGACCTTTAGGAGAGTGGCCAGAGGAGGTAATCTAACGTGTTTATAGTTGGAGGAAACCAATCGGCAGCAGGTGGTTATGAGGTTGCTAACTCATGTAGATTTGATGATGGAAGTACCGATTATTTAAATAGAACTTTTAGCAGCGATACTAATAGAACAACTTATACAATCTCCGTTTGGATAAAGAGATCAAAAATATCAGATGAAAGTTTTATTATAGCAGCAGACGTATCTGCTGGTGCTGGAAATACTAGAGATTTTATCAGATTTGAATCAAACGATCAGTTAAGATACACAATAGGTGGCGGAGTTGCGGCTGATATAAAGACAAATAGATTATTTAGAGATCCTAGTGCTTGGTATCATGTAGTGGTTGCTGTAGATACAACTCAAGCAACAGCTAGTAATAGAGTTAAAATGTACATTAATGGTGTTCAAGAAACAAGTTTTGCAACATCAAGTTATCCATCATTAAATCATGTTGGAGATTTTAACGATAATATTTTGCACAGAGTTGGTATGGATACCAATAATACTAGTAATGGATGGAATGGTTATATGTCAGAATTTGTATTTATTGATGGACAACAATTAGATCCAACAGACCTTGGAGAATTTGACGATAGCGGGATATGGAAACCTATAGATGTATCTGAATTAACTTTTGGCACAAATGGATTTTATTTTAATTTTGGAAATTCAGCAGCTTTAGGAGAAGATAGTTCAGGAAATGGAAATAACTTTACAGTTAATAATTTAACTAGCATAGATCAATCTACTGATACTTGCACAAATAATTATCCAACAATGAATCCACTAGATAATTATTATGCTGGTTCAACTTTTAGTGAAGGTAATTTAAGAGTTGTTTCAACAAATAGTAATAGAGCATGGAATAGGGCTACCTTTGGTCTTTCGCAAGGAAAATGGTATTGGGAAATTAAATATGTGGCTAGTGGTGGTTCAACACCATCAGATAAATGGAATCATATTGGAATTAGTGACAGACCTCCAGATTCTTCAACAGATATTTTAGGAGAAAGTGTTTATCAATATTCAGTATTTGAAGATGATGGTAAAATTTATGCAAGTTCGGCAACAGGAACTACTTATGGTGCTGCTTTTAATACTGGAGCAATTATTCAAATAGCCTTGGATTTAGATAATAATAATTGTTATTGGGGAGTTGACGGACAATGGGGAAATGGTTCAGGTTCATGGAATCAATCAACTCCATCATCTGCAATATCAATTGAAGATCCAACAGGAATATTAGATGGAGTTTATTTTCCAGCATTTGGAGATGGTGGAGTAAATGTTGCTAAAACTTGGGAAGCAAACTTTGGCTCTCCACCTTTTTCAATCTCATCAGGAAATAGTGATGGTAATGGTTACGGAAACTTTGAATATACTGTACCATCAGGATATTATGCAATTAATTCTAAAAACTTAGCGGAGTATGGATAATGGCTTACACAGATATAGATAAATCAGACGATTATTTTAATACAGTTTTATATACTGGTAATGGTAGTAGCCGTTCAATTACTGGAGTAAATTTTCAACCAGATTGGGTTTGGATAAAAGGAAGATCTACTGCTTACTCACATATTTTACATGATAACGTTAGAGGTGCTACAAAAGAATTAAAAACAAATTCAACTGATGCTGAAGGTACAGATGCAAATGGTCTTACTTCTTTTGATAGTGGTGGATTTTCTTTAGGTACTGGCGGTGCTGTAAATAACAACGGTACAACATTTGTTAGTTGGAACTGGTTAGGTGCTAATGGAACTGCATCAAACACAGATGGAAGCATAACTTCAACTGTTAGTGCTAATCCTACAAGTGGATTTAGTATAGTTACAACAACAGGCACAGGTTCAGCAGCTACAATAGGTCATGGATTGGGTGCAGCTCCAGCAATGATAATAGGAAAAGATAGAGATAGAAATTCTACTGAATGGAGAGTTTATAATAAAAAGTTAGCAAGTGCTTCTCATATACTATTTTTAAATAATACTAATGCAGAACAAGGAGGTAACTCAGCTACTTGGAATAATACAGCTCCAACTTCTTCAGTATTTAGTGTAGGTACATCAGGAGATGTAAATAACTCTGGAAGTAAATTTGTATTTTATTGTTTTGCGGAGAAAAAAGGATTTTCAAAATTTGGAAAATACACAGGAAATGGAAATTCAAACGGAGCTTTTGTTTACACAGGATTTAAACCAGCGTTTATTATTGTTAAAGCCATAAGCACTGGAGGAGAAAATTGGCTTATGTGGGATAATAAAAGACCAGAATATAACGAAGCAACAAATTATTTAGTAGCAAATAGTAGTAATTCAGAAAATACTGATGGTGGAATTGATATTTTATCTAATGGTTTTAAATGTAGAAAAACAGGTGGTTCGTTAAATGGTAATGGAACAACTTATATCTACATGGCATTTGCAGAAAATCCTTTTGTTACAAGCACTGGAATACCTGGACTAGCTCGATAAGAAATCTTGCTATAACACATAATCTGGTATATTTTAAAGTATGCTACAAAAACTTAACTTCAAACCCGGTTTTAATAAAATGGTCACAGACTCAGGTGGTGAATCACAATGGGTTGATGGAGACTTTGTAAGATTTAGATATGGTTTACCTGAAAAAATAGGTGGCTGGAGTCAACTTACTAACTCTAATAATACATTACCAGGTGCAGCAAGAGCACAACATGCTTTTACATCTATCGCTGGTGAAAAATATGTAGCAATAGGAACCTCACAAGGCTTGTTTTTATACTATGAAGGCGAGTTTTTTGATATTAGTCCTTTAGATGGTGGTATTACAGGAGCTGATTTTGATGCAACATCTGGATCTCCAACGGTTACCGTAAATAAAACAGCACATGGTTTATTAGATGGAAGATATGTAACATTTTCATCTGTTACGGTTCCAACAGGTTCAGGTTATGCAACATCTGATTTTACAGACAATACTTTTGAAGTAAGAAATAAAACTGCAAATACATTTGAAATAACTATGCCTTCTAATTCAGCTGGAACTACATCTGGTACCGGTTCAGCTCAAATAGATCCATATGAAATAGTGGGTCCTACTTTTCAAACCGCAGGTTTAGGTTGGGGTACAGATACATGGGGCTCAAGCACGTGGGGAACTGCAAGTGCAACCAGTAACGTGACTCTGGATCCGGGTATGTGGTCACTAGATAACTTTGGTCAAATATTAATTGCAACTATTCACAATGGTAAAACATTTACATGGAATGCAGGCGCAGCAACTCCTAGAGCAAACAGAGCAACCGTTATGTCTGGTGCTCCTACTAAAACAAGATTAACTCAAGTATCAGATAGAGATAGACATGTATTTCATTTTGGAACAGAAACAACAATAGGTGATCCAACGACACAAGATCCAATGTTTATACGATTTTCGAATCAAGAAGATTTTAATACTTATACTCCAACAGCAACTAATACTGCAGGAACTTTTAGATTAGACAAAGGAAATGAAATTATAGGTGCTGTGTCTGGTAAAGATTATACATTAGTATTAACGGATTCATCTGCATATGTCATTCAATATGTTGGACCACCTTTTACATTTAGTGTTAGACAAGTCGGTACTAACTGCGGATTGATTGGACAAAACGCACTTAGTTATTCTAATGGTATTGTGTTTTGGATGTCAGGTGAAGGTGGATTTTTTATGTTTGATGGTACTGTAAAATCTATTCCTTGTTTAGTTGAAGACTTTGTATTTACCACAACTGGAGATAATCTAGGAATTAATTATAGTTCTAATCAATTAGTTTATGCAGAACATAATACTTTATATAATGAAATTAATTGGTTTTATCCAGCAGCGGGTTCAGAACAAATTAATAGATGTGTGGTATATAATTATGGAGAAAATTGTTGGACTACATCTTCTTTAGATAGAACTTCTTATATTGATACCGGTGTCTATGATTTACCTTATGCAACAGACTATAGTAAAAATGCCTTACCTAATTTTCCAATACAAGGTATTACAAATACTTATGGCGCATCAACTTACTATGCTCATGAAACCGGAACCGATCAAGTCAATAGTTCTGGTACAACATCAATTGATGCATACATTCAATCTGGTGATTTTGATATATCTGCTAGACAAAGTGCTTTGGGTCAGACAACAGGACTTGCTGACCTTAGAGGTGATGGTGAGTTTATTATGTCTATGAAACGATTTATACCAGACTTTAAAGTATTAACGGGTAATTCAAAAGTAACATTATTATTAAATAACTATCCAAGTGATACAGCATCAAGCTCACCACTTGGACCCTTTACAATAACATCATCTACTGATAAGGTAGACACTAGAGCTAGAGGAAGACTACTTGCAATTAAAATAGAAAATGATGCTATAGGGGAGACTTGGCGTTATGGAACATTAAGAGTAGATATAAAACCAGATGGAAGAAGATAATGGCTAAAATAACTTCATACATACCAGAACCAAAACAAGAATATGATGTAGAGAATCAAAGACAAATTTTAGAATCTTTGTCTACTTTAAAAGACCAACTTAATTTTTCATTTCAAGATGATTTAAGAAAAGAATTAGAAAGATTTACTTGGTTTAATTCAAGGTTTGGTTGCTAATGAGTGGTTGTAATAATGTCAATACAACAGGTGGAACTAGTCCAGGTACTAGTGATATAGATTTTTATCTTGCAGTT